GGGTTTTTTTAGAGAGCATGCGTACCCCCCCTGTTTTTTCTGCCTTCCTCTCTCCAACACAGTCCAAAATCCACGAGGACAGTCCGTTCACAGCCAAACCAGTCCAGAACTAACCCGATGCCAGCCAAACGATCCAAAGCGTTACGAGGGGCAACTAAACCTAGGCTTCAATCAATACCAATCAAAGGTCAAACCAAACTCCAAGATGTAAAAGACCTCTGCGAGATAATCGGTATGCCTTTATTGCCGTGGCAGGAGTATGTTCTCAAGGATATGCTCACGGTTGATAAGACCGGCTCATGGATTCGCAAGACCAACCTGCTATTGATTGCTAGACAGAACGGAAAGACCCATTTAGCTCGTATGCTCATCTTGGCTCACCTGCTTAAGTGGGATAGCCGCAATGTTCTTATCATGTCCTCGAATAGATCGATGGCACTCGACACCTTCCGACAAGTAGCTCAAGTATTGGAGAGCAATGACCACCTCAAAGGATTCGTTAAACAGATTAGGTACGCCAACGGTACAGAGTCTATTGAGATGCTGGATGGCAGAAGGCTCGATGTTGTTGCAGCAACTAGAGATGGATCTAGAGGCAGAACTGCAGACTTTCTCTTTATTGACGAGCTCCGAGAGATCAATGAGGAAGGCTTTCGAGCCGCTGTGCCAACGACTAGAGCTCGCCCAAACTCTCAGACGTTGCTTACCTCAAATGCAGGAGACGCTTTCTCGGTTGTCCTTAATGGAATGAGAGAAAGAGCTTTAGAGAACCCACCTAAGTCTTTCGGGTTCTATGAATACTCAGCACCGCAATATTGCAAAATAACAGACCGACAAGGCTGGGCTCAAGCGAACCCTGCACTTGGCTATACGATAAGTGAGGAAGCCCTTGAGGAAGCAGTTGCGACAAGCCCGATTGAAAATACTAGAACAGAGTTGTTATGCCAATGGATTGATTCTCTCTCATCTCCTTGGCCGCATGGAGTCCTTGAGGACACTTCAGATGCCAGTCTCACGATTCCGGTTGGTGGCTATACGGTCTTTGCTTTCGATGTATCTCCAAGTAGGCGCAACGCAAGTCTGGTTGCTGGACAAATACTCCCAGATGGTCGCATTGGAGTTGGAATACTACAAACGTGGGAAAGCCAAGTAAGCGTTGATGATCTAAAGATTGCTGCCGAGATTAAAGGCTGGGCTGACCAATACAGACCTCGCCAAATCTGCTTTGACAAGTACACAGCCCAATCTATTGCTGACCGGCTCAATAATGCTGGGCAGATAACAATGGATATCTCTGGCGCTGCCTTCTATCAGGCTTGCGGTGATCTCTTAGATGCTTTAGTTAATCATCGCTTGGTTCACTCCGGTCAAGAGAACTGGGTGCAGCAAATGAACAACTGCGCAGCTAAGACCAACGATTCATCTTGGCGCATTGTTAAACGCAAGAGTGCCGGAGATGTATCGGGTGCAATCTCTACAGCAATGGTTGTACACCAATTAACGAAACCCCAACAGGTAGCGGCTATCTACTCAGAATGACCTATATGTAGTGTATAATTGACCCCTATGGGTCTCTTTTCGCGTAAGCCGCAATTGTTAGAAGCGCAAGCTGCACCGCAGGTCATGGGCGAGAGTTATCCTTCGCTTTACAACAACTTTGCCCTTAGAGTCTCACGCAAAGATGCCATGTCTGTCGCTTCAGTTGCTAGAGCGCGTAATTTAATCTGCGGAACTGTCGCATCTATCCCTCTTGAGTATTACAACAAGCGCACCGGCGAAGTTATGGCTGCACCTCGATGGATCAATCAACTTTCAAAGAACCAGCCATCATTCGTCACCTTAACTTGGTGCGTTGATTCTCTATTATTCTATGGAGTGGCTTACCTTCGCATTACAGAGCGTTATGCCGAGGATGGTCGCCCATCAGCCTTTGAGTGGATTGCTAACTCACGAGTCACATTCACAACTGACCTCGAAGGCATCATGATCACTCAGTATTATGTCGATGCTTACCCAATCGACATGAATGATATTGTCACAATCCAAGGATTCGATGAGGGCGTTCTAGAGCGCGCTGGTCGCACTATCCAGTCAGCAATTGATATTAACAAGGCTGCCGCAGTTGCTTCTGCTACTCCGATGTCTAGCGGAATCCTAAAGAACACAGGCGCAGACCTTCCACCTAATGAAGTCTCTGGACTTCTCGCAGCTTGGAAGCGCAGCCGTCAAAATAATTCTACTGCTTACCTGACATCTACACTTGAATTCCAATCAACTCAATTCTCACCTAAAGACATGATGTACAACGAGGCAATTCAGAACCTATCTACTGAGATTGCTCGCGCTATGAACGTGCCAGCCTATTATCTTTCAGCAGATCAGAACACGACAATGACATACGCCAATGTCCAAGATGAGCGTAAGCAATTTTTCGCTCTATCCATCGAGCCTTATGTACAGGCTATACAGGCGCGCCTTTCAATGGATGATATCTCTACATCAGGGCATGAAGTTCGCTTTGCAGTATTTGATACATTCCTGAAGGCAGACCCATTGGTTGAACTTCAGGTTATCGAGAAGCTCTTAACTCTTGGACTTATCACAACAGAGCAAGCAATGGAAATGACAGACTTAACTCCTAACGGAAGCGAAGGAATGAGCTAATGGAACATCTAATAATCGAAGCATCATCAATCGAGTGCAGCGAGGAACGTCGCGAGATCTCAGGCAAGATTGTGCCAATGGGTACAGGCGAGATTGGCAACACCAATATGGGTGGAGTTGTATTTGAAGCAGGATCTATTGATATTGCTGACGTCTCCAAGATTAAGTTGCTTTCACAGCATGACATTAAGAAGCCAGTTGGTCGCATGATTGCTGCGGAAACACGCGCAGATGGAATCTATGCAACTTTCAAACTCTCACGCTCTACAGGCGGCAACGATGCTCTTATCCAAGCGCAAGAAGGACTTGTTTCAGGTCTCTCGGTTGGTGCAGAAGTTATTGCATCAAAGCCGTCACGCGATGGACACATTGTTGTTTCATCAGCACGTCTCAAAGAAGTTTCTCTAGTAACAGAGCCGGCTTTCAAGTCTGCTCAGGTTCTAGAGATCGCAGCAGAGGAAGCACTCCCTGTTGAACCAATCCAACCAGAAAGCGAGCCACAAGTGGAAGACATTACCACTCCGGTAGAAGCTCCAGCAGTTGAAGCAGCAGCAGTCGAAGCCGCTCGCCCAACAGTTGCAGCGGCATTAACAGTACGCGAGCGCATTGCGCCAATCTCATCAGCACAATACCTCGAAGCATCAATTAAGTCAGCACTTGGTGATGACGAAGCGCGTCGCACAATTCGCGCCGCTGATGATTCGACTTCTACAAATACAGGTTTGACGCTCCCGTCTCACCTCAACACATTCATCACAGATACCTTCACAGGTCGCCCAGCGTTTGAAGCAGCTACACGCGGTTCACTTGCAGGCATCGATGGAATGTCATTTACAGTTCCACGCCTTTACACCAACGCTTCATCTGCTGACGTTGCACCAACAGTTGCAGACACAAACGAAGGTGCAGCACCATCTGAGACAGGCATGACCTCAAGTTATGACACGATTAGTATCGAGAAGTTCAGCGGTCTTAATCGAGTGAGCTTTGAGCTCGTGGACCGCAGCCAGCCCGCCTTTATGGAACTTTTAATGGCTGAGTTGAGAAAATCTTACGAGAAGGCTACAGACGCAGCACTCCTCGCAGCTTATGTATCATCTGGTACAACAGCAGCTACAACAGCAGCAACAGCAGCAGGACTTCAGTCATTCGTATCTGTAGAAGGCGCAGCCGCCTACAAGGGTACAGGCGGAGACTTTGCTAACAAGCTCGTAGCATCAACAGACGCTTGGGCGGCAATCGCAGGATTTGCGGATACAACTGGTCGCAGCCTCTATTCAGCTCAGGGTGCAACACAGAATGCATCAGGCAACGCAGTAGCGACTTCAGTCGTTGGCGGCGTACTTGGTGCAGACCTCATTGTTGATCACAACATCTCAACTTCAGGCGTTGTCGATAACTCAATGTTCCTCGTTGCTCCATCATCTGTTTACACATGGGAATCCCCAACGACCCAATTGAGAGTCAATGTGCTAACCAGCGGAGAAATCGAGATAAATCTCTATGGTTATTTAGCAATTTACCTTGCCAAGTCAGGTAAGGGCGTTCGTAAGTTCAACCTTACATAATAGCAATACCCTAAGTCGCTAGAGGGGGTTGCCGGAGCCCTTGCAGCTCCCTCTAGTCTTTAGAAAGGATAACAATGAGCATCACAACTGTCGCAGAACTCAGAACCGCTCTAGGCGTAGGAACTCTCTACTCTGATGCGGTGCTTCAGTCTGTCTGCGATGCTGGAGATGAAGTATTGTTGCCTTTTCTATGGACTAACACGACTCCTGCCGTAGCCCACAGCAATGTTGGCACAGTAGGAACTTTGTATTTTAATGACTATGTGCAAGATGTGTTCTATGTAGGACAATCGGTTGTAATCACAAAATCCGGCACTAAATTTAACGGCACAAAGACAATCACCGGAGTTGGTGAGAAAAGCATAACTGTCACAACAACTCACACTAGTGATAACCAGTATCACCCAATCAATCCTTACGGACAGGTTGCCGCGGATACTTACGTTGATTATTCAACCGTTGCTGCGGTACAAGAGGCAAGCCTTATGATTTGCGTGTCAATCTGGACATCTCGCCAGACCAACTCCGGCAATGGCATGAACCCAGATGGATCTATGGGCAACCTTTACGCAATGTCCTCACAGCTCATCTCTCGCGTTCGTGGCTTGATAGCACCTTATCTAAGCCCTAATTCTATGGTGGGCTAATGCCAGCGATAACAACCCTCAGAAGCAACATTGCAGCCGCATTAGCCGATAACACTAAGTACAGCGTATTTGCTTACCCGCCAGCTACGCCTATTGCTAACTCATTAATCATTACTCCTGCTGATCCATACATTGTTCCAAGCAATAATGATTACACATCGATTGCACCTATGGCTATGTTCCGGTTGCAAATCCTTGTTCCGCTTTTGGACAACGAGGGCAACCTTGCTGGCATGGAAGCCGATATTGTAAGAATCTTTCAACTACTAGATGCCTCAAGCATTGTGTTTAACGTGGGAAGCGTAAGCGCTCCTAGCGTTCTGTCAATTGCTTCTGGAGATTTGCTTACGTGCGACATTGCACTAAGCACCCTAACGGAATGGAGCTGATCATGACCGATCTAGCACAATGGGAAAAAGAAAATGAAGCGTTCCTGATTAAAATCGGTCAGGGCGCTCCAAAGGCAGAAACAAAACCAACTACTAAGAAAGACGAGGAATAACCTAAATGGCAGTATTTCTGAGCAACAACGTAGGCGTGAAGGTTAATTCAGTTGATCTTAGCGACCACGTTACTTCAGTAACTATCAACCGCTCATTCGATGAGCTTGAAGTTACAGCAATGGGTGATTCAGGACACAAGTTCGTAAAGGGTCTTGAGGCATCATCTATCACAATTGACTTCTTGAACGACACAGCATCAGCTAACGTTCTTGCAACACTTCAGGCAGCATGGGGAACTAACGTTCCAATCGTGCTTCTACAGGCTAAGGGAACAGCAGTCTCAGCTACTAACCCTCTGTACACAGCAACCTGCCTTGTGAACAACACAACCGATATCAACGGCGCAGTTGGCGATATGTCTACCCAGAGCATCACATTTACTGTTTCAGGTACAATCGCTGTAGCAACAACAGGTACATTCTAAACAACTAATTAAGGGGCTAACATGGCAAAGCTAAAGGTAACAAGGGCTGATAACTCAGTAACAGAGTACGAGATTACTCCACTTATTGAGTACGCCTTCGAGCAATACGCCAAGAAAGGCTTTCACAAGGCGCTGATAGAGGATCAGAAACAATCTGATGTCTATTGGCTCTGCTGGGAAGCAATCCGTCGTTCGGGTGAAACGGTCAAACCCTTTGGGGAGCAGTTCCTAGAAACCCTCAAGTCAGTTGAGGTTCTAGAGTCTGACCCTTTAGGGTAGATCGGAACTCCCTCACCTATCTTGCAACTCGTTTGAGTTACGAGTATGGAGTTCCGTTTCAAACCATTGTCGAACTGTCGGCAATGGCTTTCAAGGCACACATAGAAGTTCTTAAGGACATAGCGAAGGAGCAGAAAGATGCGTATCGAAATTCGCGGAAACGCTGACCTTCGTAAAGCAATGCGCCGCTTTACTCCTGACCTTGAGAAAGCATTAAAGAAAGAGATCTCAGCAGTCCTGCGCCCTGTCGTAATGACAGCCAAGGGATATGTACCAGCTACTTCGCCAATGCGCGGATGGGCTGGTCGTTCATTCAGCGAGGGTCGATTCCCAACCTACAACGCGGCAACAATCAAAGCTGGGATTACTTTCAGTACAACGCCAAGCAAAATTAACTCTAATGGGTTTAGCTCCATGGCAAGGATTGAGAACCGAAGCCGCGTGGGTGCTATCTATGAGTCTGCTGGTCGCAATGGTGATCAGGGGCAGCCTTGGGTTGGTCCTAAAGCCGGAAGCAACAGCAACAAGGTAAGCAAGTCAAACAACCCTAAAGCCGGTGCGCAGTTCATTAAGAATCTGCCGCCACTTGTATCAAGCCTTAAAGGTCGCGGGCGTTTAATCTATCGCGCTTGGGCTAAGGATCAGGGCAAAGCTGAAGGCGCAACAATGAAAGCCATTGATAAAGCCATAACTCAATTTAGGGTAGAGGCTGCTAAGGGAATTGGGAAGGCAGCATAATGGCAGCACCAGTCCAAGAGACAATCTCCATTGGGTCAAAGGCAGACACACGCGGATTTAAAAAAGCCGAAACAGCGGCATCGAAGTTAAACAAGACACTTAGAAACCTTGGTTTAGCCCTTGGTACAACAGCTTTAGTTTCTTACGGCAAAGCAGCAGTTAAAGCCTTTGCAGCAGATGAGGCAGCAGCTCGCAGACTTGCCAGCGCAGTAGATAACCTTGGACTTTCATTCTCTCAGACTAAGGTTACAGAATTTATTGCTAACCTTGAGAGTAGCGCGGCAATTGCCGATGACGTTCTCAGACCAGCCTTCCAAGGTCTATTGACCACCACCGGATCATTAACCAAGTCTCAAGAGCTTCTCAACAATGCCATCCAGATTAGCCGAGCAAGCGGAATTGATTTAGCCACCGTTGCAACAGATTTAGGCAAAGGCTATGTAGGCATCACTAGAGGCTTGACTAAGTACAACACAGGCTTAACTAGAGCAGAGATTACAACTAAATCGTTCAATGAGATTCTCGGCATCATGCTTGCCCGTTCAGCAGGAGCAGCTCAAGATTACCTAACAACCACCTCTTACAAGATGGAAGTGCTTACAGTCGCAGCTGGTAATGCACAGGAAACAATCGGAGCAGGTTTAGTAGATGCCTTTGCAAAGATAGGTGGCGGTTCAACTGCTACTGATGCAGCAAAGACAATCGACACAATAGCAAAGTCAATTAGTGCTATGACCTCAGCCATTGGAATTGCTGTTGGCGGGCTAGTCAAGCTCTACAGAGCCTTTGACTTCGTTGGAAGCCTTGGCGGTTTGCTAGGCGAGAACGGTTCTCTGTTTAGTGCATTTGAGAACAAGCCAAGCACTAATCGATCTAAGTCTCCAGCAGGCACAGCACAGCGGACAGCGCAGCAGCGCCAAGCAGAAGCGGCAGCAGCCAAGCGAGCCAAGGAACTAGCTGCGTTGCAGACTAAGCAGGTTAAGTCTCAGAAGGCTTTGACCGATGAGCAAAAGAAACAGGCAGCACTTAAGAAGGCTGGTTCAATCTTTGACTTAGAGCAGATTCAACTTATTGCTGCCCTTAAGGGTAAATTGTCTGATGAGGATCGCAAGCGCGTAGAACTTCAGTTTGCTTTGATTACTGGCAATACTAAAGAGGCAGAGAGACTTACTTATGAGTTAGCCAAGGCTCAAGGGTTAGGCGAGCGTTTAGCAGGATACCTTGCTAGCCTTCCAGATGCTAAGAACCCATTTGCCTCATGGGAAGCCTATCTGGATATGCTGGCTAAGAAGGCTCAATCCATTGCCATTGGCGGTGGAGCAGCAGTTCCAATTACTCCAGTCACTCCATCAGTTGCAACCAACGCAACTAACGCAAGCGGCTTTGCTTATTCAACTCCTAACCCATCAGCGGGTGGAACTATGGAATCACAGTTTGGCTCAGGTACTCCTTGGGCTATGGCAGTTGCAGCTCTTAATCGCCCAGTAGTTGTTCAGATTGATGGCAAGGCTGTAGCGGCATCGTTACAGGATTCATCTCTATCAGGCATAGGTTCATCAGTAAATAGAACTGGTCGATAGTCATGGCGTTGCCAGCAAACATCTCGGTCTCCTTCGACTTCTCATCAGGCGCAACCTTCGGATATCCCTTTACCATTGGCGATGCTAAGTATGGAGTTCTAGGAACTGGCACACTTGCAGGATCTACAGTTCCAGAGCCTATTGTTGATTTAACTCCTATTGTCCGCAGCATCAGCATTGAGAACGGGCGCAATGTCCAGTCTGACACTTATCAGGCTGGCACAGCAGTAATCCGTGTGTTTGACAATGACGGCTCTTGGAACCCTCAGAATGTAAATTCCATTTATTACCCATACCTAGTTCCCTTGCGCAAGATACGCGTAGCAGCTACAACTGCGACAGCGCAAGAGTTCCTGTTCTCAGGCTATACAACCGAGTACCGCTACTTCTACGATCAGGCTGAGAACGTAGGATATGTCGATATTTATGCAGCAGATGGCTTTAGATTGTTTAATCTTGCACAAGTCACAACCGTCACAGACTCAGGAGCAGGACAGGCAACTGGCACACGCATAGGCAAGATTCTCGACCAAGTAGAGTTCCCAGCAAGCATGAGAACCATTGCTACAGGTAACTCACTCTGTCAGGCAGACCCAGCAACCCTTAGAACTTCCCTCGATGCTATTAAGAACGCGGAGTTCTCTGAGCAGGGTGCTTTCTATATGGATGGCGCAGGCACAGCAGTATTTAAGAGCCGCAATCAAGTAGCCTCATCTATCTCTGGCATCCCAATTGAGTTTAATCAGACTGGCGGGATTCCATACAAGAACCTTGTGTTTGCTTTCGATGACAAGCTCATTATCAACAAGGCTAGTATGCAGCGAATAGGCGGCACTCCTCAGATTTATATCAACTCAGCCAGCGCAATCAAGTATTTTCAGCATCAATACTCAGCCCAAGATTTAGTTATCGATACCGATGCCAATGCTCTGAATATCGCTGCCACTTATGTAGCCACTAGAGCTGAGACGACTATCCGCATCGATGCCATGACTGTCGATCTCTTAGACCCAGCAGTTCCAACTGACACAATGATTGGCTTGGATTACTTTACCAATGTCCGGATTCAGAATATACAGCCAGACGGCAGCCTAATCACTAAGACCCTGCAAGTGCAGGGATTGAAGTGGGAGATTAGCCCTAACTCAATGCAATGCACAGTTACAACACTTGAGCCCATAGTCGATGGATTCATTATAGGAAGCGCAGAACGCGGTATAATTGGCGTGAGCGCAATGACTTACTAGGAGATATAAATGGCAACAGGCTTTCCAGCAGCAACAGGAGATATCCTAACTGCGTCTATGTTTAACGGGCTAGTAGCCTTTACAGTCGATGCAGATCAGACAGCAGACTACACAGCAGTCCTAGACGATCAGTATCAAGTCCTAGTACCTATGAACAAGGCAACAGCCGTAGCGTTCAAGCTGCCTACCAATGCCTCAGTAGCCTTCCCAGTAGGCACAGCAATCACAGTCCTTAACAAAGGCGCTGGACTCTGCACAATCTCAGCAGTTACATCAGGCACAACAACAGTTCTCTCAGCAGGTGCAGTTGCAGCTTCTCCTACCTTGGCTCAGTACAAGACAGCCGTTTGCATTAAGACAGCAACAGATGTTTGGTATGTCGCAGGAGCAATCGGCTAGTGATTGGAGCAATCACAGCAGGACTATTTGGTACGGGCGTACCGCCAGTAACTAACAGTTATGAGTCAATTGCGACCTCACTCGTTGGCTCAGGTGGAACGGCTTATGTAGAATTTACTTCTATTCCATCGACCTATAAGCATTTACAAATTCGTTACATGGTAAAGAACAGCAGCGATGCTTATCAGACAGCCATGAGGTTTAACTCAGACACAGCTTCTAATTACTCTTGGCATATTCTTAGCGGCAACGGCTCAAGTGCGTCAGCTAGCGATTATCCTTCTGTTTCGTATATCGGTATGCCTAGAAATGCAGCACCTTCACCATCTAATACTTTCTATGTAGGGGTTGCGGATATCCTCGACTACGGCTCAGTCAATAAGAATAAGACTGTTCGCGCTTTAGGCGGCGGCGATAACAACGGCTCAGGTCATGTGGATTTTACTTCCGGCGCTTGGTATAACTCAAGCACAGCAGTTAGCACTATCCGTATTTATGCAACAGCCGGAAACCTTGCACAGTATTCATCATTCGCACTATACGGAATTAAGGGGTAATCATGGCAGCCGGATCAACATACACCCCGATAGCGACTACAACGCTGGGAAGCGCAGCAACAACAGTTACTTTTAGCTCAATATCAGGCGCTTACACAGACCTTATTCTTGCAATTGCTGGGCGTGGAACTCGAACAGGAAACACAGTAGATGGAAACATCAAGTTTAATTCTGACTCAGGTTCTAACTACTCGGTAACTTATCTCTATGGAGATGGTAGCGCAGCCTCATCTGCTCGCGCTTCTAATCAGTCAGCAGGTAACGCTGGTCTTTGGTATCCAGCAGCAAGCACAACAAGCGGCATATTTACAGCTAACACAATCCAAATAATGAATTACTCAAACACAACAACTAACAAGACTTGGATTACGCGCGACAGCAATCAAAGCAATACTGGAGCTTTGGTTGGGGCTTCAGTTAACTTATGGCGTTCTACTGCGGCAATCAATCGCATCGACCTAACCCTTGGCGTTGGTGACTGGGCTACCGGCTCAACCTTTACCCTCTACGGAATCGCGGCTGCATAATGCCTAATACATTTCAACTAATTGCAAGTTATACCGTAGGGGCTTCTCCTGTTACTAGTATTGACTTCTCTAGCATCCCAAGCACTTACACAGACCTATGCTTCAAGATATCGGCTCGAATTACTCGCTCCGGCTATGTAGGCGACATCATGCAAATTTCTTTCAACGGTAGCAGCACAAGCGAATCAAGCCGCAGACTAGAAGGCGCAGGATCGGGTACTCCAACCTCTGCATCTAACTCCTTGCTTCTTGCCTACCAAGCCTCTACAACAGATGCGACAGCCAGCACTTTCGGTAATGCTGAGCTGTATATCCCTAACTACGCCGGCTCTACATACAAGTCAGCCTCAAACGATGGTGTTTCAGAAAACAACGGCACTACTGCTTACGCTGGTTTTGCCGCTAACTTATGGAGTAATACAGCAGCAATAAACCAAGTTACCTTTACACCTGACAGCGGTACTAATTTCGTTCAATACTCAACCATCTACCTATATGGAGTAAAAAATGCCTAATCCAACACGAATCGAAATCGACTGCTCAACAGGCGTGGAGTCAATCATTGAACTCACCGATGCTGAGGTAGCAGAACTTACCTATCAAGCAGAACTAGCAGCAGAGCGCAAGGCAGAAGCCGACGCAAAGGCTGAGGCAGATGCACAGGCTAAAGCTGCTCTACTTGAGCGCCTAGGTATTACAGCAGACGAAGCGAAGCTATTGCTGGCATGAGTTGGAAACTATGCAAGGCTGGACAACAGCTAAGGCAGCAGATTGATGATTCTTACCCAGACAGAGATCGAACCTCAGATGGGGTCGTTGGCGATGCCCGTCATTCATCGCGTACTTCTGACCACAATCCTGATGCAAAAGGTATCGTCAGAGCCATTGATATTGACAGGGATTTATCTGGAAAGAAAAAGCCTGACCTCATG